GCGCAACGCCAACGAACGGATGGCTCGCGGCAACCGCGCCGCAGCCCGAGCACATCGACTCCATGTCTCTTCTCCTCAAAACGTGAGTCCTTCGGTGCAGCGACAGTTAGGGTGCAAAGGCGGACCATTGTGTCCGCCAGGGTACTGGCCGTGCAGCGGAGCAACTGTATCTCCCATCGGCTCGCACTGCGGACACAGGTGATCATCGTCCGTGACGATCCAACGGCGAAGCGGTTCAGGTGGCAATAGACCCAGGTCTACAGCTTGTTGCCACGCCTGCTTCTGACCCTCGTTCGACGCGATCATGGTCTCAGTTCGCGCAATGACTTGCGCACGCTTCGCATCACCAACAATTGCCGCGATTTGCGCATGTGCTTCCTTCTGGGTGAGCTGTCCCGCAGGTAGGCCCAGGAGCTTGGTCATCACCGCGCGGATTGCACGCCGAGTCGCCGTAGTGACTTCGGTGACCAGTTCAGCCGCACGCTTCTTGGCCCACTTCGCGATTTCTGGGTCATCGACACCAAAAGCAAAGAATTCGGTTAGACCCCATTCCGGTGGCTCTATACGCTTCGCTGCGCGGACCTGGGTGTCAACCTGGTCGGACAAGCCTTGCATCGAGAGGTTTCGAGCGGCCGCAATGCCGCCATCAATTAGGGCCCGACGAAGAGGTGCTTCAGCCAGCCGTTCAAGCGTTTCGCTAAGCGCCTCGAGTGCCGCTTCCACGTCCGGGAGCTTGCGCTTCGCACGAGTGAAAGCCAAGAGAGCTGCGGCTTCCAGAGCAGGGGCGTGTCGGTCTGCCGCATCGAGTATCGCGCGTGGCCCGTCAGGACCATCACGCCGATGATCAGCAATAGCAGATCGAAGCTGCGTGCGCCGAAGCCCAGCCTGTGCCCAACCCTGTTCATTGGTGCGCTTCGGCCAGTCAGCCTCTTCAATGTCTTCGTCGATGTTGATCATTCGATGATCGGCCTTTCAGACAGCCACATACCAACACGCTGTGCGAAGTCGCCCTTGCTCTCCCCGGCAAGCCGTAGGAAGACCTGTACACGCATCTTGCCGCCACGCACGATGACCTCACTCTCCTCAAGGCATCCGCGTCCGGTCACGGCCGTGCTTTGGACCCTGGACGCAGGAACCTGGGCCACCATGATCGCGCCACTGTATCCACCGAGGAAACCGGTCGAATCCCGCGGCGTTGTCGCCCAGGATGACATCGGCTGCATCGTGACCTCGGTCTCACCGTCATCCAGTTTGCTGCCGTTGTTCTGGGTACCACGAAACAGCGTGACCTGCCCGATGCCCTTGCTCTTCAGAAAATTCTGCGTGATCGTGTACTCTGCCTCAAGGTATGCCTTGCTTCCAGGATCGCGTAACGTCGGCGGATCAGGCTGACCGCGAAGATGCTCAACAGGCGCGTCTGGTGCAAACATCTCCTTGGCTACGTGCTGCATCGCGACTGGCTGTGGTTTACTGTCGCCGGATGTCTCGGACCACATGTCGATTTCGGCCGCAGCACGGAACTCCAGGGCTTTAGTCAGCTCCTGGTCGCCATAGACAGTCTGACCAAGTACCTCGCCATGTGCCTCGATCATCTTGGCTGCAATCCGCTTGGCATTCGCCGCCTTCAGGTCTTGGAGTTCAGCCGCGCCGACACGAAGTGGCTGGTACAATCCAAGATCAAGCCGCTCATGTTCATCAAGCGGGTTCTGACCGACTTCCTGCATCATCGCCTGGTGCAGTTCACCCTGGTCATTCTTCGGAGCGAACTGTCCACCTTCCTTAGTTCCGGCCTCATGCCGCGGATGCAGCCATTCAGTCCAAGCCAGGGCACGAAATGTCTTCATGCTCTCTTCGAGCGCGACCGCCTCTATGGCCATTTCAGCCGCGACATCCTCGAGCCGTTCTCCACCCTTTACGCGCGAAGCGGCCGCGAGCAATTCCTCATGACCGAATGGAATGCGCGGGCCACGAGCCCGGCTCACCATGTGGATGCCGCTTACGGGCTGGATGAACTTGTCAACGCCCATTACAGCATCTCCAACTGCAACACAGTTCGCATCGTTCCATTCATCGACACCTGCTTCGCGCCACGGAACCGGTATTTCTGGCCATGCGGAAGCAAGTACTCGTATTCCGGATGGGAGCTGATCAACTTCACGTACGCGCCGCGCTTCGGCTTAATCTCGAGAAGAGTCCCACCGCCACCCCAGCTCACCGCGACGGATGGTGAAATGCTAGTCGACTGGAAGCCGTCCATGCGGATGGTATCGCCAACTGAAAGTCCGGCCATGAAGGCCTTGAAGCCTGTATGCGAAACACCTCGCCACACGAGCTCGGGAGGTGGGGGATTTGGTGACTTGTCGAGGCCCTTCTTGATATTCGCGCCTGCACTCGAGGATGGATTCTGCCTAAGCGCCGCATTAACACTCGAGTACCCCGAGTTGGTGTAGGACCTGATGGCCTCGCGCTCAGTATCCGTCAGCGAATTGAGCCACGCCTGGTGCGCATTCTTCACAACAGTCGGGTATGAACCGCCAATCACGCGCGGTGTGGTATCTGCGATCGGCCATGGACCACCCGGGTCCTGGACCTGGGTGAGCAACGCATTCCCAGTTGGTGCTGCGGCTGGAGGCGCCTTGAAGCCCTTAGGTGTCGGACCTGCGCCAAAGTTGATTGTCGCTGCGGCTGTTTCTTTTGCCTTAACGTGGTCAGCCGATGCGCCCTTTTGAAAGGCTGAGACCTGGATGCCATTTTGAAACCAGGCCCACGCATCCTTGCCTGCTGCGGGACCAGTTTCTTTGAGCTTCCACTCATAACCGGCTTCTTCAGCGATCGCGGTCTTCGTGGCATTCGGGCCGAGCTTAGACTTTTCCCCACCAGATGGCACAACCGCTGTGGTTGATTTGCCGACCGTGGCAAAACCTGGACTTGCTGTTCCTGCGCTTCCCGGCTTAAGCCCGCCAGCGAGGATCGCGTCGGCAGCTGTCGTCTGATAATCGCTGTGCTTCGCGCCCGTAATGATCGGTATTGCGCCAGGTATGGGCGAATAATCGCCCATGTCTTCCTTCTTGTACCAGCCGTATGTCCCAGTCGTCGAGTCGTATCCCCACTTTGTGCCCGCGTCCTGGAGGGCTTTCGCGTATGCCGCTTGCTTGACACCCTCGTTGGCCTTGTCACGCCACAGACTGGGATTCTGCTTGATCAGCGCAATAGCCGATCCAGTCGCACCACCGGTGTAGGACTTCGGATCACCGAGCTTTAAGCCGTTCTTGTCGACCCAGACGAACTTGCCCGAGGAATAGTCCTTCTTCCAGACTAGCCCTGCCTCTTGCAGTGCCGTGACTGCATTGTCCTTGTTCTGGATACTTGTGTAGGTGTACTTTGCCGCGACGTCCGGTAACTTCGGCGGATTGAGGAAGTGCTCGTGCGCGGCCTTCGAGACCTCCTTCATCTGCTCGACGTCGGTCATGACGGGGCCGATCTTCTCGCCCTTCGGGCCGACCCACTGCCAGCCTGTGCCCTGGCCGCCGACGTCGTTGACTGTCTCGACCTTGTACCCGGCCGCCGCCATCTTCTGGAACTCGCCCGCTGGGACGGCGTCGGACGGGGTCTTCGGCCCGGGCGCCGAGACCGGCGTGGGGGCGGCGATCTTCCCGGCAGCGATCGCGTGCTGCAACGCGACCGTCATCGGGGCAAGGCCCTCGCCGGTCTTGAACGCAACGCCGATCTTCGTGCCGTCCGGCGCCTGCCACTGCCACGTGTTGTTCGATAGGTTCGGGACCGGGCTGTACCCCGCGGCCTGCAGCTCCTGGGACAGACCAGCCTGGACGGCTTTGCCCTGGGCCTGGGTGTTAAAGGTAGCCTGGCTGGCGAGGTGGAACGCGGCGAGGTCCTTGTCGTCTGGCCCGTACTTCTGCGTGCCGACCCCCACGAGCGTGGGCGTCTTCCAGCCGTAGCTGCCGCTCGCGTTCTTCTCCCAGACGTAGCCCTGTTTGTCGAGGATCGCCGTGACCTTCTCGCCGGCTATTTTTGAAGTGTCGACTATGGATGTGGTTGAACTCTGCGCCGGTGGCTCAACAACCTTCGAGAAACCACTGCCTTCCTCGGCGAACGCGCCACCAGTATTAGCGAGTGCTTGGCTGAGCGCAAGGGCTGAGGCCTTGCCGCCCTGGCCGAACGCGAACGACTCACCAATCGGGACGCCATCTGGGCCTGTCCACTTGTACACAGGGGTGGAACTGTTCGGATCATCGGGAGACCAGAGTTTGGCTTCGTAGCCGAGCTTCTTGAGCTCGGCCGTCATGCCCATCTTGATCTTCTTATTGATGACGTTATCGAGTACCCCGTAGTCGGAGTTCTGTGCGATCGCAAACGCTGCAGCGTTCTTGTCTGTAGCGCTTCCCCAGTCTTGCTTACCGAAGTAAGCACCATAAGGCGCTACCCAGCCCCAGGCCTGCATATCCGCGCCGAACGCGCCAGTCGTGTCCTGCTTCCACTCGTAACCGGCTCCCTCGAGGATCTCAGCGACTTTCGCGCCAGCGGAATTTTCGCCTGTCTCGCTCGCGTGGCCCTTGTACTCGTTCCAAGTGTCAAGCGCAATGTTTGTGGCGGAGAACATGTCGGTCTCTGGACCGTATTCTTCGCCGTCTGGGCCGATCCAGTGCCACTCCCCGGTGGCGACGCCATTTTGCTCGTGCTCCTTGAACGTGAAGCCAGCCTTGAGCAGCGCGACGTGTGCCTCGTCATTCGTTGCCGGTGTCAGGTCGGCTGCGAGCTTCGCGCCGATCGCAGCTTCTTCGCCCTGCTTGGCAAACTCCGCGGCAACCTGGGCTTCAGCTTCCTTTTGACCACCAGCGCCGAACTTGCTCAGCTCGTTGGTTTTGTCGACGATCGCTTCGCCGGCTTCCTTTTGCTTTTTCTTGATCTTGAAGATGATTGTGGCGGCTTGCTTGGGGTTGAGCCCGGTCGCGGCCTGGATCTGAGCATAACTCTTGCCCTGCTGGTACATCTCCCAGGCTTTGTCGATCTGCTCGGTCGTTGCGGCCTTGGCTTTCTTCTTCCTCGAGTCCGTGCCGCCGAGGTCACCAGGTGAGGTGAACTCGCCACCCTCCGAGATACCGCTCGGCTTGCGCGTGACCTTCGACTCGTCGAATTCGCCGCTCGCGAGCGCGTAGAGTGTTTCGACGTCATCGCCATCGGCTAGTGTCGCAGCGATCGTGGCGAGGTACTGGATCGCGTCGTCGTTCCCGCCCAGGGATGCGGCTCGAGGAATGCCTAGCGTTTTCGCCAGTTGCTCGCGCTTTTCCTTGAGCAATGCGTGCCGAGCCTCGAGGATCGCACCAATGCGGTCGTGCCAAGCGGACGGCATCCTGGGCGCAGTTTGTACAGCCAGGGCTCTCCAGCCACCTTCAGGCCGAGCGGCCGTGATCCGGTCAATCTGTGCCACAGCTCGAGTGCCGAGCGCATCGCCGCCGTTAATCCCGGCCTTCGAGAAGACCGAGGCGTAGTAATGATTGTTCGCGCGAAGCGAATCCCACTCACCGATCTTTGTGAGCACGCCTTCCGGCTTGAGTGCACCCTGTGCGCGGTGCAGGAGTGTCCCGCCCTGGTCGACACGTGCGATGTAGCCGTCCTTGGTGACGACCACATTGTCCAGGCCAGTGCCGACCGCATCCCAGTTAACTGTGAACACGTCCGCGGCGAAGCCATCCAAGATCTCGTCAGCGCGTTCCTTGGTCAGGCCCAGTTGGCCAACTGTGCCCTTGACGCCGTCCATCCAGCGCGAGGCGAATCGGCCACCCTTCCCGAGGACGGACACCGGCGCCTGGAGCCCGAGCCGGTTGTAGATCGCGCTCGAGAGGACCTCCGCCGCGCCCTGCGCCGGGTCGCTATACTCCTTGACGTACCAGCGCGTGCCGTCGGGCGCCTCGTACGTGCCCCCAGGGTTGGAGCCCTTTGCGCCGCCCTTCTTCACCAGTGATGCAAACCAGTCCTCCGACCCGGGGATGGGCGCGGCCGGGGAGTGCGGCGCCTTCGGCGCGTTCGGGTCGCGCCCGTGGTCGTCCTTGCCGGTCTTGTCAGGCCACAGGGCCCGGAGCGACGGCGCCGCGAGGAGCAGGGCCAGGGCCAGGGAGGCGGCGCGGTTCGCGCGCAGCGGGTTCTTGGGTGGTAGCACGCGCAGCCCGATCGCCGAGGGCTTGACCCAGTTCCCGCCGTACTCCGCGTCGCTTGCGCGCTTCGGGGCCGGGCCGCCGAAGCCGTGCAGGTTCTGCCGCCGCACTATGACCGGCGCGTGCGTGAACCCCGCGTCCTCGATCGCCGCGAGCCTGGTGTTGCCGTCGATCAGGATGACCTTGCCGGCCTCATGGTCGTAGGCGAACTCGAGCGGCTCGAGGACGGGCTTGCCTTCCCGGAATTCCCTGGTCAGCCGCGGGAGCAGGGTCTCGGTCTTCTCGGTGATGTTGTACTCGCCCTTTGGCTCTACGCGCCGGTCCTGGGTCCGGAACTGGTGCAGGTCCCGGACGTCCACCATCTCCATCCCGGGGTGCTTGGCTACCATAGGCCCTAGGGCAACCGGCCGGGTCGATCCTGGTGAGCCTGGGCCGCGTCCATGGTCGTCGTGGCCCTGAGTGTCGGGCCACAGGGTGCGGAAATCCACGCTTTCCAGGCTCCGAGGACGTTCCGCCACCTTGGCTGGTGCTTCCTGGACAGTCCAGTCACGCCGCTCGGCTTCCTCCAGGAACGCCAGGCCCCAGAACTCGTCGGCCGGCGACACCAGGACCTGGGTCTCCTCGATGCCAAGCGCGGTCTCTGACCCTTGCAGCGAGGGAACGCCGTCTCTCGCCCAGGTCTCGATGTCATGCCCCTCGAGCGTCACCGCACGCGCCACAAGCGGATCCTCGAACGCCACCTGGCCAATGAGCTGCGACTCTTTGTTCAGCACCTGGTAGATCACGCGGTGCCTCCCGCGTAGTACGCATCCCAAAACTTCGACCATCCTGGGTGGTATTCCGTGTAGCGGTCAAGTGCCTTTGGATCAACGTTGTGCTTGACCTGGTACACCGCCTTCGCGTAGCCGCGATAGTGTTCGGCGAAGTCCTCGTGCCAGTTGTCGAGGGCCCTCCGCCCGATGATGCCGTAGGTTTTCTCGTACCATTCGTGCGTCATCTGCTGTTGCTTGCCAGCAGGCGTCTTCAAGGCTTTGGACAGAGCTTCCGCGTGCAACGCCTCAGCGTGCTTCTGCAACGCCGGCGACAGGGACATGTGGATCGCGTGCCCTAGCTCGTGGCGGAAGTCGCCAGTTACCGAGGTTGAGCCCATCACCACTCTGCGTTCCCAGGTGCAATGCGCTTTCCCATGTACGGGTTTGCTGTGTACTTCGATCCCGGTCAGGACATCCAGGTCTTGCGTCGGCGTCTCAGCGTACTCCGTCACTGCGCGGGCCAACTGGGATCCAGAGCCGAGCGCCTTGACCTTTGCCGCGTTCGCCGCAGCGTCTTGCTGTACTCCGAGCACTGCGTGCCGCGGAGCTGTGCCTGATTTCAGCAGCGCCTCTATCCTGGCCGAGCGGCCGGACAGCGGGACCGGCGATTTGGGCCCCGCCTTCGCGGGGGGAGCGGCCAATTTGGCCGGGGCGGCTTCGCCTGGCTTGCGGCCGTGCAAGTCCACGCCATGTTTGTCTGGCCAAAGTGCGCGAAGAGGCATCGTCACCGATTCGCGGCCTCCTCAGCCAGGATCTCGAGGATAACCGCGTCATCGCCGGCTTCTATCGCTACGCGCAGGGTCTCGACCAGGTTCGGATCAATCCCGGCCGCGGCCATGAACTGCTGTTCGACGCTCCCGACCCGGTCAGCTTGTTGCGCGGCGACGTCCGCATCGACTGCGCCCTGGTCCATCTGGGTCTGCGCGAGATCGGTCTTCTGCTGGTCGTCGAGCGGCGCCCAGTCGTAGGTCTCAAGCCGGATTTCAGCGTTTGTGAAAAGCGGACCCTCGTACTCGGTCTTCGCCGCGCACATCGCCGCGAGCTGGCCGTCGCGCTCCTCGGTGGTTTTGTTGAGGACGTTCCCCCACTTCGCTTCCCAGCCTTTTTCTTCATCCTTCGGGGCAGGAAGCCAATTGTATTCGACAAGCCGATCGACGAGTCGGCGCAGGATGAATGGCTCTGCGTGCTGCTCACGTCGGCCGTTCACTTGGTCGCGCCAGTTGTCCCGGTCCTGGCTCGAAGCCAGTTCCCCCATCTCGCTCCCGGTCAGGATGCGCTTCGGGATGCCACATGCGCCGGCAATCTGGGTGAGGATCGCATCCGCATTCGGCCCAAACTGCGCCACGTCCGATCCCAAGGGTTGGACCGTGACGCCACGGACACGCACGTCACGTGTCAGGCCATGCTTGAACTGGTCGATTTCCTCCCGGAACTTGGCCATTTCCGGCTCACTCAGTCCCGCCACGTCCTTGTCGATCGACCAGACTCGGCCCTGGTGTGCACGCTGGAAGAACGCCTCTGCGCCACCGCCAGTGACCTTCTCCAGGTCGTCGAACAAGTTCCATACCCTGGTCAAGGCCGGTCGGCCATAGACCTCGTCGGACATGGGAGACTCGGCCACGTGGATGATCCTAGACCAGTGGACCGGGGTTTGCAGGTCCTCGCTGGCGAAGTCCGTGCGCCGGAGCTTGTACAGGGTCGGCATGCCAAAGCGCTCAGACTGGGAGTTCGTATCGAACTCCTGGATCGTGGCATCGACATAGAGCGTGTTCGCTCGGCCATCGCGCGCCGCGTAATAGTCCGGAGCTCCAGGTCCGCCAGCTCCCATGTAGGCTTGCAGGTACAGGAGCTTGGTCGCGTCTTGTTTCCCCTTTGGCAGCGGCGTGTCGAGCTTCCCTGGTGCGCCGATCAGGACGATCGAGTACGTCGAGAGCCGGCTCAGGATGTCGGCTACGAGGAGCTTCGCTATGACGTGATGCTTGTCGCACAATGCGTACCAGGCTTGCTCCAGCTTGGTCTCAACCTCGGGATCCTCGTCCTCCTGGACCTCGACTCCGCCTCTCCAAGTCGCGTTCGGCAGCGCATCGACAACTCGGCCAGCCACGCCGCCGCGCTCGTATCGCTCCCGGTAATCGAGAGGCGTAAGCGCGCGTGGGTACCCGAAGATGTTGTACAGGTCGCGCTTACCGTCGAACGTGATGCCGGCTAACCTGGCGAGTTGTGCGCGCTCCACGAGCATCGACGCCGCGAGCATGCGGATCTCTTGCCCAGTCAGCGGCTTGTCTTCTGGTTCTTCGCTCACCAGAGTACTCCTTGCGCCTTGCGGAGCTTCTCGATTGCGTACCGCACCGAGTCTACAGTGTGGTTCTTCTTGTCTTCGAGGATCGGCATCACGTCGCCAGTCAGGGGATGTACCTTGTAGCGATACCCCATGAATTCCTCGGCCACGTGGACGCAGCGTGGATGTATAACAATCTCGAGGAAGTTCTGAAGAAACTTGACGCCTTCCTCTACGGAATTGGGCCCCTTGTCGGCCCTCACAATGCGCGGGTATCCGTGGCGATTCATGTACGAGATGGTCTCGGGCCTGGCGGAATCCGCGCGGCATTCCCAGGCCCTGGCGAAGCCGGGCTGGTCCGGCACCAGCTTGTCGAACAGCGCCGCGGTGTCATCTATCTCACAGCCGACCTGCCAAACCTCGCGGTCAATGTAGAGCGCGCGTTCACCAGGCCGATCGTAAACCCTGGCCATGACTGTAGGGTCGATCGCGAAACCCCAGTCAGCCCCCAGGAGGAAGGTCGCATCCGACGGTGTTTCAAAGTCGCGGATGGAAAGGTTGCGAAACACTGAGGCTTTTGAGCGAGTTGCGTACTGGCCATCCCAGATGTGCGCGGCGCCTTCCGGGTCGCGCGCCCGGTCATCGGCCATGTCCGCGGCCAGGACAGCCGGGAAGTAGGGATTGTCTTGCCAGGAGACCGGGATGAGGACCGAGTCCGCCGGCGCCGAGCCGCCGCGGAAGAACGCGTCGACCGGGTCAGTCGGCTTGTCTGGGTTCCAGGAGAACCAGAGCTCGGAGCCCAGCTTGCGGATCGTGGGGCGTAGCAGGTCCAGGCTACGCTTCGAGAACGAATGCGCCTCTTCGACCCAGGCGCCGTCGAATCCCTCGAAGGACTTCACGCTGTCGGCCGTGTGGTTCTGCATGCCCTGGAAGATGAAGACGCCACCGCCCGGGGTCTCGATGCGGCTCTCCAGGACCTTGAAGCCGTGCGCCTCCAGGCCGAACTGGTCGATCACATCCTTGAGCAACTGCCGCACCGAATGCGCCAAGGACAGCTGGATTTCTCTGACGCACAACCACCTGGTGCCGGCGTTGCGAAGAGCCCTGGCGCAGAGGATCCTGGCGAGGGAGTGGGACTTGGCGCCGCCGCGGCCGCCGTACGTGCCCTTGTACCTGGCCGGGGCCAGGAGCGACCTGGTCGAGGCCGGGAGAGTGGCCTCGATCTCCTCGGCCTTAGCACGGCGATTCGCGCCGCGCCTTTCGAGTTCCGCTTCGACCTCGTTGAGCGCCTTGTGCACCGCCACGATGGGTGGCAAGGAGCGATCAATGAGTGGCGGTTGCTCGAGAGTAGTTTCTGCCAAAACTACTTATCCTCCGCCATGCCACGGGCGATGGCTGCGATTTTCGCCGCGCGTTCGGCGAGCTCCTGGTCAGAGAGGCTGGAGAGTGGCGCGCCATCCTTGCCGGTGACTTCCACCCGGTCCGGGAAGATGCCGACGTGGCGGCCCATGAGCTTCAGCGGCCCGGGCTTGTCCCAGAGCTCGATTTCGACGTCCACCTCGGTCCAGCCAGGCTTCCCGTCGCGGGCATCAAAACGCTTAATCTTTCGCTTGATTTTCTTGATCGCCTTCATGGCGTCGGGTGGGGCGCCAGGAGCCAGGATCACCTGGCCGTCGTCGTCCAGGGCGTAGTGGCTGACGTCGCTGTGCGCCAGGGTGGCCATCTCCTGGAGAACGCTGTCGGCCTCATAGTGAGTACGGCTGAGGCGAGTGGCTTTCGCCCGCTCTACGTGCTCGGCTATGTCTGGACGGGCAAGATACTCAGAGGCGATGGATCGTGCCGTGTGCGAGGAATAACCCGCCCGAATGGCCGCTGCCGCGCCGTTCAAGTCCTTAACGTATTCCTCCACGAACCGCATCTGGCGCGGCGGGAGTGGCTTAAGTTCGTCTTCTGCCATAAGCGGACGAGTGACAGGAACACAGCATTAAGCGGTCTCGTTCGTCCGGGGGCTAAGCGACCTGGGGGATGGTCGAAAGGTGACTCCTGATTATAACGAAGAGGCGAGGTCTTGGGCCCCCAAGCGACCAGATTTATTTTCCGCTTAGATGTGCTACGCCCATTTTCGTAAAGGTACTGTGTTCTATAGCTTATACGCGTAAAATATGCACATATGAAATAGGGCTAGACATAGTATCTTTATGAAAACGGGCGCACGTGTTTGCCTCATTTAGGGTCGCTTGGATCAGTCGCTTGGTCACCCTCGAGATTGCTTAGCTCAGGTGGACGGACGCCGAAGTAGAACACAGCGCCATGATTGTATGCCGCTCGGGCTGATCTATGCCGATCTCGCGCTGAATAATTTCTTTCTCTAGGTTTTTTTTCATCACCAGTCGTTGACCACTTACTCTTTACCAACAGTCCAAATTTTTGCAGTGACATTGTCGGCTGCGGGTATATTTTCCCTTTGCGCCACCTGAGATAAGCAGCATACATCACGCCCGCCCGAGTCTTCGCTCCAGGATTATCCGTCCGGCAAGCGGCGGCAAAGTCCTCGAACTCCTGCTGCTTGTCAGCCGCCGCTTGCTTCTGTGCTTTAGATCTCGAGTCCCGGGCTGTGCGCCTGTTGGCCTCCTCAATTGGATTGATTGGTCTCCGTCTAAGAATGATCGGCATTTTCTATCCTTTTCCGCCACTCGCAATCAGAGGAATGGTACCCAATATCAGCCTGATCCTCCTGACCGCAATCGCATTCGGCGCCAGGTCCAGCTGGTTTGCTTAGCCTGATAAGCGCCTTGCCAAGTCTCTCGAGCCGCTCCCCAGTCATCAGTTCCGTGTACTTCAACGCGATCACGCCATCAACAGGGATGACCAATTCCACGTCACCACAGTTCTCAGGGAGTGTAAATCCCTCGGCGACCAGCGCCAGGTAGAGGGCCCGACCTGTCCAGAACGACGCTCTCATTTCCCTCCCTCCTTCTCAATCCTTCGATGATACGCCAGCGCCGCGGCGGTACTCTCGAGGATAGAGGCTCTCGCGTCTTCCGGCGGTTCGCCAGTCTCAACCTGACTGATCAAGTACACCTGTCCGGCGTCCATCGAGAGAATTTCAGCGATGTCCGTGCAGCTCTTACCCTCGAGCCGCCACTCGTTGATGAGAGCGCGCCGAGCATCCAGGAATTGCGACCATACATTCATCGCGCTCTCCTCTCAATCACGATTGTGCCGTGATCAGACGCCGACACCTTGATCTCGGCGATCTCCGGCGCATTCCATTCCAGGAACTGGAACACCGCATCTCGCACCTCCTGGAAGAACACATCGTGCACCACGAGCCAGCACCGGGTGAGTGGCCAGCAGTTCTTCAGGTCGGCCTTGCATCCCTCGAAGGAATGGTCGGCGTCCACGTGTACCAGGTCGAACTGTTCAACCAGCCCAGGTATAAGGTCCTGGGACTTGCCATCCAGGAATACACGGTTGACGCCGAAGTGACCCATGTCGTTGAGGAGTCGATCAATGTGGTCGTGGTTTCCTCGATTAGTACCGCCATGATTCAAGCCCCAGTCATCGCACATGGTGAGGTGTAGTGCCGGATTCGCCTCGACAACCGCTGCAATCGAGTCACCATCTTGGACGCCAATCTCGAGGTAGGTCTCAGAATGCTTTGCCAGTTTGGCGAGCACTTGGTGATGCGGCATGTAACCAGTAATCACAGTCGCCTCCCAACAATATGAACTTCACCACCGTGGAATGGGTGCCGCTCAGCATGGAGGACCCGGAGTCCGGCTGCGCGCCAGATGAGTCGCCAACCCTCGAGATCATGGTGGTTCAGATGCGCGGGCTCCGAGTCATACGCCATGTCTGGTGTGACATGCGCCACCCAGCCGCCAACCTTGGTCACGCGGAGTATCTCGAGGATACCCTTCGGCAGATCGCCAAGATGCTCCATGACATGCCGCGAGCACACCAGGTCGAATGCGCCATCTGAGAACGGCATTTCTTCGACGAAGCCCAGGGTGATGTCCAGGCCTGCCGCCTGGGCCGGAAGTACGAACGGCTCATACAGGTCGATGCCGGCCATACGGCCTCCAGGAGTCAGCCACTCCCGGAGCAGGGCCCACTGGCCGCCGGAGGCGGACCCCAGCTCCAGGACGGCCGTGCGCCCGCCGGGCACGCGTTGCAGCAGCGCCCTGTAGGACTGGTCGTCGACAGCTGCGGATGCCGCCTGAGTGCCCTGGGCAGTCAGCCTCTGGTGGATCTCTCCCATTCGGCGATGGTGGTCGTAGTTCAGTTCCCGGACGCGGTCGAGCGGCGTGTGCCCCATGCGGTTCTCTCCGATAGCAGACAGGTGTCCTCGTGACGAATCTCGGCGATCTCACCCTCAACGGCATCAGTCCATTGATGGCACAGCTCGCATTCCCAGACCGTGGTCTTGCCGCGATCACGCAACACGATGGCGTGTTCCTCGAGAGCGATGATCGCCGACTTCAACGTGGCTTGGGTCTCAGCCAGCTCTCGAGACTGTTCCACCAGCCGGGTGCTCAAGGCCTGGGGGTCGGCGACTTTCGCTGCCATGATGCAGGCCATGATCTTCTGGACTCGGCCTTCAATGTGGTCCAGGGCTAATCTGTCGGCGAGCGTGGCATCGATGTCTGCTAGTTCCGCTGCCATGCGGTTGTTCGCGTCGAGCATGTCCTCAGTCACTTGTCCCTCCTCTTCCTCATATCCCGCCAACCAGCCAAGCCAATGGCCAGCATGCCGCCGGCGGCGATGATAACCAATGCGGCTAAACCCCAGATCAGTATGTTCTCGAAGGTCACACCTTCTGGTCCCTCTTTTAGGCCGATGTTGATGTACCGGGCATTGCGCCCAGGTTCCACAGGGAATTTTTTGCGAAGCCGATTGCCGAATCCTTTCTGGGTCAGGCAGTCTTTGATGCCCTTTGTGGCTGCCCACTTCTTGTAGGCCTCATAAAGCGGCGTGGCGCCAGCACGCGCCCCAGGCACCAGGACGCAGCATTCCTCGAAGAACGGCTTAAGCTCGGGTAACTCATAAGCTTGCCATTGTTCCCGTTCTTGCCGCTCTCGTTCTGGTTGTTCGAGTTTCCAGAATGTGTGCTGCCAGTATGGGCTCTCAGTGATGATCTCTTGAAGATGGTTGCATTGTGTTCTGAATACGCCTTCAAGATTACTATTAGCAGTTTTAGACAGCACAAGTTTATGAGAACCCACTTGGCGCATAAACACTTTCATACTTCTGGTCCTCCTATGTCGCCGGCGTCGTTGTTCTTCAGTCCGATGTTGACGTACCGCACGTTGCGCCCGGGCTCCACGGGGAACTGCTTGCGGAGCCGGGTGCCGAATCCCTTCTGGTTCATGTAGTCCTTGATGCCGTTGGTCTGCGCCCACTGCTTGTACCGCTCGTAAAGTGGCGTTGCGCCGGCCCTCGCGCCGGGGACTAGGACGCAGCACTCCTCGATGAACGGCGCGAGCGGGTCCGACTCGTCCTTCCATTCCTGGGTGGCGGCGAGCACGACCTTCGGCGGGTTAAGGCCCACGGCCTGCCAAGAGAGCGCGCCGGCGACGAGCCACCGAAGGATGCCGGGCATCTCGAGGAGGAGCCGATCCTTGAGTGTCTTGTCCTCACGGCCCTCGAACGACTGCTCGAACGGAATCATCTGCATACGACGCCAGAAGCCAACGCTGTCATCCCGTACCTCGGGCTTGTAGTTGGTGGCCAGCCAGAACTTCGAGATAGGTATGAAGGTAAACCACTCGCCGTACAGGAACCGTGCCGTGATAGGGTCACGACCAGTCAATGCCTTGATCCTGGACTCGTTCAGGCGTGTGGCCTCGCCGGTCTCGCTCGAGGTCACGTACCGCTTGCCGTCAATCTTGGCAATATCATTCGGAATCGATGATCGTTGTTGCATCTCGAACGCCGAGAACGGCAGGTCATCGGCATAACCGCCTAAGACCTTAGTAATGGTATTCATGAACGTGCCCTTGCCATTCGCGCCATTACCCCAGCAGATGAACATCGCCTCTTCACGACAGTCATTGGTGATGGAGTAGCCGGCCGCGCGCTGCACGTATTCCAGAAGCTCGAGGTTACCGCCGAAGATTTCCTTGATGGTGGCTTCCCAGAGTGGGGCCACGGCGTTCGCATCCCAGGGTACCGCCACTTGCATGGTGATGCGATCTTCCGGTCGCCCTGGGCGTAGCTCGCCGGTACGGAGATCCAGGACGCCGTTTGGACAGCCCAGGAGCCATTGCTCCTTGTCCCAGCGCGTACCATCGTCGGCGAGCGGCTTCAACGCCTGGGCAAGCGTCATGAGACTGGAGAGCCGTGCCTTGCTCTCGCCGGCGATTGTCCACTTGATGCGCGCCGAGCGGGCATCGTCCTTCTCGCTGTTGAAGGCTTCGAGCTGGCGGGCTCGGATGTTCTCGATAGCAAGGCGGGTGATTTCACCATCGGACTGGGGCTTCCAGGAATGCGCCGAGAACAGAAGCCAGCGGCCACGGCGATGGTCGTAGCGCACGAAGTCGGCATTGGTCAGTGCGAAGGTTTCAGCGTCACCTGTCTCAGTCCAAGGCTGACCGCCGATCTTGCGTTTGCCTGTGAACAGCGTGGCGATCGCCGTGACCAAGTCCTCGCCGCCGGTTCCGATGCGCTTCGCAAGGCTCGGGCCACCGCTGACTTCACGTTCACCTGTCGCTAAGCGCCGAGCCGTGGACTTCGCCGCGATCGCGCAGTCCTTGACTTCGGTGTTGTCGCATGGGCCGGACGCCGCCTCCAGCACCGCCGTGACCTCGTCCTCCGTGAGCCCGAGCCGCAGGAGGAATCCCGCCGCATCGAGCCGTGCATCGTGTCCCAGGCCCCAGTGGCCGAGGCCGTGCGCAATCCCGACGGCCGCAACCAGGAGCAGGGCTTGGCGGCGGATGACAATAGGGTCAGGTGAGGTGAGCGGTCCCCACTCGCGCCAGGCGGACGGCGCCGCAGGCATACCCTTCGAGGCCGGCATGTTCGAGGGTGGGACGAGCGTGTAATGGCCTGAGCCGGTGCGGATCTCGAGGATCGTGCCGAGGCTTGGCAGTTCGAACTTCTCGTAGGCCAGCTCAGAGCCGTCGTAGAAGTAGTGTCCTGGTTCTTGCTCTTGCCGGCCGCTGATGGCATTACTCTTTGGCAGCAACCTCGAGGCCATCTTCGCGGCGAGCGGGTGGTCCAGGTCCAGGTCAGTGTGGTTGTCCAGTCGCCACGCGAGGTTGTCGCTTGGTTCAATCGGAAACGCTGTGACAGTCGGGTCCGACCAGTTCTCCGTGATTGCCCGCTTGGTGTTCGTGGGTATCGGTAGGACGACGACACCAAGGTCCTTGTAGACCTCTGCCCATCCAACGGAGTCGAGCTCCGCTGGTGCCATACCTTCTATGCTCATGCTGCTCCTTCTGATTCAACAGCGCCCATCAATTTCTTCACGAGTTGAATCCATGATTCTATAGTGAAATCAGTGCGCTTGGGACCCTAAGCAATTGCGAAATTCCCTGAATATTTCCGCTCAAAAGGCTCCGCTTGGTCGAGGCGCGGCGTTCGCTTGGTTGAGGCACGAGGCTAAGCGAGCTGAAAGTTTTATAAACTTTTTGTGTACAAACCCGAAAAGGCGTAGTAAGATTTCTTCAGTGACGCTCAAGCGCACCCCACCGGACTCAACTGGTGGGAACGAACGAACGAGGACGATCATGAACATCTCCCGCAAGCTCGCCGCCGAAATGGACACCCAGCTCCTTGGCTGTGTCACCCTCGAGAACCAGAAGGTTGACCGCGTCCTCCCGAAGAGGATCGTCGAGCGGCTGACCGCAGCCCGCGCCCGCGGACTGTCCTACCGCGCCATCGAGCAGCGGATGGCCAAGACCCTCAAGGTCACCCCCGTCAACGGGACCGCTGCCATGAGGCTCTGCCGCATCGCAGGTATCGCGTGAAGGCGGCGAGGAAGTTCCACGTGCTGGTGGAGTGCCCCGAGTGCGGGGCCTCCTACCGCAACGAACTGATCTTGACGCATCCCATGGCAGACAAGACGCCCGCAGAAGGTGGGGATGGCCCCGCCTTCTTCGGACTGGTCTGCGACAACTGTGGTGAGCCCATGGCCATTGACCAAGGCTTCGCCAACGACCTGCAACACATCGCCCTCATCATCCTCGGGGAGGTCTGAACATGGCCATGATAGAGAAGTGCGGCCGCTGCTGGCACGCCAAGGCGGAGCACGGCGGCGTCTGCAACCACTACGGGTGCGACTGTATCTGTTACCTCGTCCCGCCGCCCGTGGCCGTCCACGACCAGTTGGACGGCCGCCTCCGCGTGGAGCGGCTCGGGCGGTCCGAGATGTTCCTCTTCCACTGGGAGGGGGTGCCCGCGGCCATCCTCGACAAGGACGTCCGCATCGTCGCGAACAACGGGCAGCTCTCGCCCGAGGCCTTCGCCGCCATCGGCTTCGCGCTCGTGGACCCAGCCTACTTCGCCGGCTTGGGGAAGTGATGTCCTTCACCATAGCAGAAATCCTGGGGGCGGCGCGGAAGCCCGCCCCCGCCAGTCCTACACCAGTCCAGCGCGAACGCTGCGCCGTGACTGGCAAGGCGTGCTTCGACTCCCGCGGGGAGGCCCAGCGCGTCGCCCGCGAGGCCAACAACCACGAGCTCCACTGCAACAAGACCTACCGTTGCGACTGGTGCACCAAGATTCACCTCGGGCGCCGAGGAAGGCGGAGCTGATGCCGATGCCATGGCAGACTGAATTCGGGGACGACTACGAGGTCCCACCGACCATCACGAACGACCCCGAGCTGGTCGACGTTTCGTGGCACAACGACGCGTGCCCCTCCTTCGAGTTCGCCGGGCGGCGCCTGTGGGTAGAGCACCCCATCCCGACGTTCCGCGAGGTGGCCCCGGGCCACGCCTTCGCGGTGACCGACGGCGAGCTAGTGCTCTGGGCCGGCGACAACGTCGTAGAGGCCGTCGCAGCGCTGAAGGGCGGGAAGTGATGCCCACGCAGTCATACGCTGAAATCTTTCTCCGCCACGAAGGTCCGTGGCAGCTCATTGCATGGGCGCCCGCGGATCCCTCGAAGAAGCGCCCCATGCCCGTCAAGCTCGGGCCATTCAAGGTCGCTGACCCAGTCGCTGAGGCCCGCAGTTTGATGGCTTCTGGCGCGACGTCGGTGGACCTGTGGTCCATGTCTGAGCAGCAGTTCGTGATGACCTTCAGGCCCAAGGACGTCGGCGACGCGCCGGCCAAGGCGCAAGCCATCGCGAAGGCGCCGGCGAAGAAGGTAGGCAAGGGCGGGGAATACTACCCCGACCCCGGGGGCACGGACAGCTCGGCGCTGCCACCCCTGCTGTTCGTCACCTTCGAAGCGTTCCGCGAGCGCGGCGCCGCGACCGTGCGGGAGATCGCCGAGATCCTGGGCCGCTCGACCGACGTCGTGGCGTCGCACGCCACGCGACTCAAGAACATGGGACTGTTGCGGAAGGAGGAGCGATGACTCTCGAGGAATACAACCGCCGGTGGGCGCTGATCATGCAAGCCTTCGCGGACGGCTACTTCACGCAGCAGGAGGCGTCAGACGCCATCCGTGAGCTGACGCGCCAGCGGACGGCACGCAAGTGATCATCCCAGTCTGGCAACAGGCCTTGGAGACGCAGCTCTCAACGCTGCGTCTACTCAAGACGATCTCCCGCGTCATGGACGGCAGCGACGATCCCACGTCGCCGTCCTTCGACTACGACCTGAAGTCTATCCAGGTGGCCGAGCCCTTTGGCTGGACGGCGAACGCTTCCAGGGCGGTGACCGCCGCGGCCGCGAAGGTGCCGGCTGATGCGTCAGTGACGGCCGCTAACCTGCCGACCCAAGCGGCGTGGTGGTGGTTCGAGGAACCGCTCCAGGTCGCAACGACCAATGAGAACAGGAACGTCCGTGCGCTGCTCTTGGCGTGGGTTAAGAGTAGTGGTCGCTTCGGCCTTGGTTGCTCTGCGTGGTGCGACCCAGCGCCCGAGGACGCGCTCTCTGGTTTCAAGTGCATCCCCTCGCAGACGTTGTTCTGGCCCGAGAGCATGGGCCTGGACCAGGCACTGGCCACGATCCGCGTGAGCTACATGAAGGAGTATGGCCCTGGTGGGCCGATGGCGGGTCAGCAGTCGATTGGTCCTGAGCGCTACATGGCAGCGACCGAGAAGTTTATCCGCTTCATCCTCGCCGCCACGGCGTGGATGGGGACAGTTCTGCCAGAGGCTAGGGTCCAGGTGCATCGGCATCTTCGCAAGGAAGCCGAGCGTTACCTCGGGCCCCAGGATCCCCGCGGCGTCAAGGTCATCCAGCTCCGGAAGATGGAGCACCATGGCGAGCACGCCGAAGGTGACGGGCGGGAATACTCGCACCGGTGGATGGTCGACGGGCACTTCCGCCAGCAGCCCTGCGGCCAGGGTCGTGCCGACCGTAAGTTGATCTGGATTGACTCCTATATCAAGGGTCCCGATGACAAGCCCTTTGTGGACAAGCAGCGAGCGTGGGTGGTGAACCGATGAGAACGAGAGACGAGATCAAGACCCTGGTGACTAGGGCCCGTGAGGTTGCGCGGCGGCTGACCGATGGTACGGCGATAAGCGTGCCGACGCACGCGCCAGTTCAGATCGCCGAGGACGTCGTCTTCGTCGAGGTACAGATGATGATCCAGATCAAGGACCTGCAATGACGCACCTCTTAGTTCGCTACAGCCGCGACCACATTGGTTTCTTCTGCGACGGCCCTATCGCATTCGGCGACGCCGTAACCCTGGACTGGGAGGACGTGAACTGTGCGGCCTGCCTGAAGAAGCGTGGACAACCGATGAACCAGAGAAACCTGGAGGACCTCGTGGCACCGCAATACAAGTATCAGTCAAGCGTGTGGGACATTCTCGAAGCCATGAAGAAGTACGGCGGGAGCTTCATCAAGCACCTGGCCATCCTCTATAACCACGCCGATGACGAGAACAAGCGCAAGCTCGAGGCATTGTTCCAGGAATACTTCCGGCAGTATGACGACATCGCGATGAAGACAAGGGGGAAGTAATGGACCCAATCATCTACGGTGTGATGTATGAACCACACGACGCTGTCCTGGAATTCCGTGGCAAGTGGAATTTCCTCTCGAACTTCTACGCATCGCCGATCCCCGCACTGCCGCTGTGGCGTGGGCTCCCAGGAACAACAGGTGGGGAAGATGCGCCGACTGTCGAGCACGCCTATCACGCAGCGAAGGCCGTGAACCTCAAGGACCGCACCATGATCCTCAACGCCTTCAGCGCTGGTGATGCGAAGCGCATCGGCCGCGCCATCGAGTGCCGGCCGGGCTGGGACCAGGACCGGCTCGCGGTGATGCGGGCATTGCTGGCCTCGAAGTTCCGCCGCGACACCGAGCTCGCCATGCAACTCATCGCCACGCCGATACTTCTGGTCGAGGGAAACCACTGGAGAGACGCCTACTGGGGTTGCTGCGACAACGCCGGCGGACTGGTCGGCTTCAACCACCTGGGTTGGCATCTCATGGAGTTGCGCCACGAGCTCGGAGGTGAAGCACCGCCACCGGACATGCGGCGTGGCGGACTGCTCGCCATCCCTCCAGGGTGGCAAGATCGTTCCTAGCACAAAACGCTAGGAAAGTGAGCCCTGAAAATAATTGAAAATAAGTGTGTACAGCGCCAAGCAGACGGGCTATCATCATCTGGTTGGTCGCGACGAGACGACCAGCAAGGAGGCTCGGATGCGACGATACATCATGCAAGTGACGGCGACTGGACTGCTGGTCATGATGCGGGAAGACGACTACCGCATGGGGACAGACGGATACACGGACGTCACCATGCTGAATGGCACCACCTCAAGACTGGTGCGGGACGAAAACGGATTCGCTCGTCGGGATTGGCTCGGCGAGAACGGCGTGACATACGAAGTGTTCTCCGCGGACTGGTCCGCGCGGGTAAAGGTGGGTGCGTAATGACGCAGGACAAGCTCCTCGGGAAGCTCGCGAAGATGGTCGCTGCACGCGACGGTGAAGCCGCCATCGGGAACGAAGCAGCAGCAGAGGCCTTCGCCTCCGCCATCAACCGCATGCTCCTGGACCACGACTTGACGATGGCTGAAGTGGACTTCGCGTCCGCCATCAAGGAAGAGCCCATCATCGAGCTGCACGTCAACCTCACCAACTTCGGCGTGGACCGCAAGAAGGTTCGCATCGGTTGGCAGGAAGCGCTTGCCCGCATCGTGGCGACCGCCCACCTGTGCAAGTTCATGGTCGTCCGCGGTTCCAACGCCATCATCTTCGTGGGCACCAAGGAGCATGCGACAGTTGCGGAATACGCCTACGGGACGTTGACCGCTGCGACGGAGTCCATGTCCTGGAAGGCCTACAACAAGATGTTCTACGGGCTCCAGAACAACGGTGGTGACGTCCGCGAGTGCCGCGGTTACCGCGCCGCTTGGCTGTCGGGTTTCGTCAACCGCATGGAGCAGAGATTCCGCGAAGCTCAGATGGGTGCGTTCGCGACGGTCGCCCCCGGCGTCGGACTGATGCGAGTCAACCAGTCCCTCGCGAAGGCACAGGATTACCTCGACGGCAAGAAGACCAAGACCTCACCCGCTGCTCGCATGGACAACTCGTGGAACCGTGCTGGTCGCGAGGACGGCAAGGCAGCAGCGAACGCCATCCCGCTGGACCGACGTGGTGTCGGCAGCAGCAACCCGACGAAGAAGATTGGAGCATAGCATGGAAACGATTCTCGCGACGGAACAGCCCGCAGAGGTGGTGGTTCGCCACCTCGCCGCGGGCTCGGCGGAACACACGCTGTGCGGTCTCGACCGCGCAGAGCTCAGCACAGTGCACCCCTCGAAGGCACGCAAGACGGACTGCCCCACATGCCGTGAGGCATGGCGGACGCTCCAGGCCCAGAAGCCGCCGAAGCACGAGCCCCAGCCCATGCCCGTCATGACGCCAGAGGCCATCGAGATCATCAGCGCCGACGGCGAGCTGAAGGCCGAGCCCAGTGCCATGGAGAAGGCTGAGGAGAAGGCCGCGAAGCTCTACGCCATGGCGTCCAAGCTCGCACCGGAACTAGTGGACAAGGAGATCATCGTGCGGGACCCCGCCGACGGTGAGCTCAAGCCCAAGAGCAACCTCATCTCCTTCAAGGAGTATTCCGTCGGGACCACCAAGCCCGGCCCTGGTGAGCCTAACCCACCCGACGAGGTTACGCCTACCGAGGACAGTCCGGAGGTCACAGAGGAGGCCCAGGACGTCCAGGAGACGCCCATGCCCGAGGTCAAGCTCATGACCGTCGATGAGATTGACGCTGAGGTGACCCGCCTGCGAGGGCTGGGTCTCTCGCACATCAAGATTGAGACCGCCATGAACTGGTCCAAGCAGCACGGCAACCGCTCGTGGCGCATCTGCCAGCGGCTGGGGATCAAGTAGGTGCTCAGTGAGCGAGCTGACAGACCATGCCAAGCGGAGGCTCTATCATAAGAGCCTCAAGGTCTACATGGAGGCGAAGGCGGAAGCCGATGCTTCTAAGCGGGCAGAAGAGGAGGATATAGTCGCGAAGGCTGAGGCCAAGTTGGGTCCAGGTCGCGACTATATCTCTGAGCCCCCGTCTGAACCGCCGACCTATGACCTGCCACCAGGGATAACCCTGGAGTGGAAGCCGTTTCACATGATGCCGCTGACGCCTGGAGTCATCGGCAAGATTCGGATGAAGGGAAGTAAATGACGATCAGCGATGAAGATAGACAGCGAGTCGAGGCCTTGAAGTATCTTGGCGACCAGGCCCGTGGCACACGCCTGAAACTGTTCGAGGTGCGGGACCGAGCGACATTTATACCTGTCATGGCAGTGCTGGTGAACAACGGTGAATGGCTGTTCCGTCGCGCTGGCTTCGGCTCTATGCCGATGGTCTACCTGACGCACCTGACGTCCAACACCTGTCAGTACGACCCATTCGCATGGACCAACCGCACGATGAAGACGGCGCATCTGCACATCACCGAGAACTGGGATGCCCTCCCCCACGGCGCGG